GCCATTTAGGCGGCTCGTGAGTCTAATCATCAGAGAAAGGATTTGTCTGCTATGTTATCAGTAAATCTAAAAGATTCAGGTCTCGTTTTATGTTCGCTTGCCCCAACAAGGGCATCGACCATATACGAGTCCCTGAGTCCTTTAGATTTGCACCTTAGTCAACTAGAAATAATACTCCCTCCAAGAGATTGGTATCATGACATTGGTCATGATATCGAAATCGCGGAAGGAGTAGATAAACTAGTTTTCTATGGTTCAAAACCGACTGAGCTTCGGGATTTTCCCGGGTCTAGTCGCCATGAGAGAGCAAGTGAATACTTATCGTATTTGCGTGCTTTCTTCTCTGATTGGAATTTTGGAAACGGTTTTTCATCATCTACTGATGGTGAAAATCCTATTCATCATTTCAATCTGAGGGGTAATTTGTTTAGTGGTACGTGGTCTGAAAATATTATGCGCTCGGGTTACCCGAGGTATAATACATCCTACGACGTTCTACCAAACAATTACGTTTTGACTGAAACACTCGGATGTCCTGTGATTACTCTTTCTGAGTACTCACCCCTGTATCTTGAAATATTAGGAAATCTTCCTTTTGAAAATTTTCTTTTATCTCAAGAAGTTCAGGGAGGTGAATGGGATTTAGAGACGCTCCCATACCCTTATACATTCATTAAGGAAAGATTCTATGAATCTTTTCTGATGAATACGTATTTAGGTTATAGGCCGGCGTCTATTCATGTCGTTCACCGTAAGTGGTCATTCGGGACGTACCATACTCAATATCTGACTGCTATCAGGAGAATATACATGTATAAGGAGAAGGATTATAATCCTTCTCTTAATACAGTAGAAACTCTTGATCACTCATATGATACATCTGAAAACAGATGTATCATAGAGTGGCATCAGATATTCTATGGTCCGTTAGCACCTGAGTACGACGCTTGGGAAATATATAAGAATAGTTTTCTATCCTCATATAAATCCACTGCGCCTCTTAGCTACTATAATGAGTGTTATGACATAATTCCTTGTGCTGTCTATTTTGCTACCAATCCGGAATATTCCGATATTGGTGGTATGATAGGTAGTTACAATGGTACTTATGTAAACAATCATTCTAGAAGTTTTGAGGCCTTTCGTCAAAACTCAGTTCGTATCGCTCCGGACTGTTATTCTATGGTGTTCTTTAGTTCTAAAGATGCCATAGATAACTTTATCGACGGTACTAAGGCAAACAATTTGGAGAATCTTTCCCAAATTGGAGATTTATTTGGCCTCGTAGATGTTTATCAGCTCTTACGAACTGTTAAGCAACTACGTAAGATTAAGGGAATAAGTTTGTTAGTTACATTACTTAATCTCTTATCTGAGGCTAAATTAATCTATTCTTTCGCCATTGCGCCTTCATTAGCTGATGCTAATGATATCGCAGAGAAGGCAGCCTCGTTGCGTAGAACTCTCTTCTCGAGTGAATTACTTCGAGAAAAGACCGTCTATGGTAACGCGGTTTTTGATGTTCCAGAGGAGCTTTGTCTTGATTTTCAAGGCATGTTCCTAGAAGTACGGTCGAAATTACGTTTCAGAATTAATCCTGATTCGTACTTATCTTCCATGCTTCCCTGGAAATCACTTGGACTCTTACCTTCACTATCAAACTTATGGGAAGTAATTCCTTTAAGTTTCTTAGTTGATTGGGCCACCAACTTAGGACCCAATGTAGAAAATCTGGAAATGTCTGCCATGTTTATGGCCGTGGACGTTAAAACGTCTATTCATTCGGTTAATCTTTATTATCCGTTTGAACAAGACCTTCTTGATGCCCACAACATATCTGGATTTTCAGAAGGTACCGGGGTGAATTTTGCTGGATATAAGTTTTATGATAGATTTAAACTTAAGTCTATCCCAACTCTTATGCCAACAAGATTCCCAGCTTTTGCCTCAGCAGTACCTAGTTGGAGTACTGCTGGCGCCTTGTTCTACCAGCTCATTAAGAGCTAGTCGAACATAAACGCTTATGTGCATTGTCCAGTTAGGATTTACCTAACTTGCACATAGGTGGGTCTTCAAATTTCTATTCGAAAGGAATGAAAAATGACTACCCTAACTTTGCTGAACGTAGAAAACGACGTTGACGTCGATATTGCCGCTCTTAAGGCTGTTGACAAGACGGATTTCGTTCTTGTCGACACCCAAATTGTGGCAAACGATGGCCGCGAAGCTATCTACCAGAAAGTTGCTGGAGATGAGGAACATCCTCTTACAGTCCGTATCGGCTGGTACCCTTCACCGAAGGGAAACAGCGGGTTTGGACTGACCAACATTTCCATCAAGATCAGTACTTTCTTAAAAAGTGCTGAAACGGATGGCACTGTTAACTGGATCTACCCCGTCACCGCGACTTTAGCTACACAAGCACCTGGTTTAAGCGGATTGCCTGCCGAAGCCTCAATGAGGACTTTGGTAGAAAATCTGTTTTCGTGGATGATACCGGTGCAAACCGGCGTCCTCACGAGCTTGGCGCTTGATCAGCTGAAGTTTGGTGTTGTAAATGGTATGATTGCTCTCACTAATAGTGCGAGCGCATAACCATGATGCAACACTACCGTCCGGAGGTTTGTATTGCCTCCAGCGAAGGTAATTATTCGTTAATCCTACACGATAACCAACTTCGCGCCCACATAGATAATGTTCACGGTATTAATTCAATTAATATTGTGATCATGATTCTATGCTGGACTTCTCTGATAGCTGACTCACCTGTTGATCCTAAGAAACCTAAAAGAGTTATTAATAAGTTCTGTAAAGAGCTTATTTTTAATCCTTTTAATGTTATTAGGACATTCACGTCTCTTTTCGATTCTATAACAAGTAATTGCTATAGAGACGAGAAAGAAGGTATTATAATTAATACCTTTCAAGATGGTATGAAAGATACTCCTATATTTCGGGAATATCTACATTTCATCCGAACACGTGATCCTCTTACACTCAAATTCATTCTAAGCTTTCTATCCTTCGGGAAGAAAACTTATTATGAGTCCGAGGAACTAAACTCCAACGCCTTTCGCGAATGGAGTCTAGTTGAGGAGAGGTTGGAGCAACTGGAGTTACCTGCATTCACGGTAAATCTTAGACATATTATGTCTTGGATCTTCCGTGATTGGTCAGTAGACTACTTCCTACCAAAGCATGGTGGAGGTAGTGTGTCTGAAGAAGGTATCAAAGGTTGTAATACTAAAAATATTAATTTCACTATGGATAAGAAAATTTATTATCTCTATCAAAGAGAAAATAATATCTTCTTACCAAATGAAACTAGTAATAATAGTATACCATCAATGACGCCAGCTACAGAGATCCCTAGTTCTCGTACCTATGCTAGACTAAAATTCGTACCAAAGGACTGGAAGAAAACAAGGTCCATATGTATGGAACCTATTGTATTCCAGTGGGCGCAACAAGGCGTCCGTCTTTGGTATGAATCTTATCTATCCGATAGTGTTTTAAGACATCATGTCTTTTTACACGATCAGACGATGAACCAAAAGGGAGCACAGTTTGGGTCAAAAACCCAATTTTGTGATACCTTAGATTTATCATCTGCCTCGGATAGTGTGTCATGGGAACTTGTTAAAAACATTTTCCCGGCTAAGGTGTTAAAACACCTGGCCGCGACACGTACTAGCATGGTTGAACTACCCAACGGTGATATATGTTCTGTAAAGAAATATGCACCAATGGGTAGCGCACTGTGTTTTCCAGTGCAGTCAACCATATACTCAGCTATAACCCTTATGGTTGGGTTGGCCGAGTACTGGGGTCTAGATTGGCGTATTCCTGGTATCTTCAATGATGTGGATATGGATAAAGCATATAAACTATGCTTTAATCATAAACACTTTAAAGAAGATACTATGTATATGCCATCTCTAGTTTATGGTGACGATATAATTTGTGATAAACGAATTACATCAAGCACCATTGAGGCCTTGACTTCTCTTGGTTTTAAGGTAAATGTTAGTAAATCTTTTCTATCTAATAGTGTTTATCGTGAATCTTGCGGTAAACATTATTTTGATGGGAATGATGTTACTCCTTTTACTCTTAAACTCAAGAAGGTCTCCGGGAGGATAAGTATAGAGGCATTAGCTAGCATTATTTCAAGTGCGAACTATGCCCTTGAATTTAACTATCTTTCGTTAAGAAAGACGTTAATTCAACTCGCATTACGTTATCCAATACAAGGATTACGTGATACGGGAGGAATGAATCAAGTACTCTTTAGTAATTCTAAAGATGATTCATTCGCTATACTAAGTAGTAATCCTACGAACACGCATTTAAAGAAGAGGATCTTTGACAAGGACCTATTAGGTCAATGTGAAGGATCTAATCAACTTTATCAGCGTGATGAACTTCGTAGTATTACTATCCGGCCGCGTAGTAAACGAAAATTATCGGAGAAATTTGATAACTATCGTTATACTATGTGGTGGCGCTCACGATACAGAGTGGATGAGACATATGACATTGTCATATCCTCTTCTGCAGTCGATGCCCTAGGGGTGGGCATCGGATGGCGTTGGACAGCCATCTGAGCATAGCCTCTTACGAGTAAGGAATCTTGGAGGGTAACTCCTCTAAGGTTAGACATTCTTCGCAGGTGCGACG